AATATCTACGGTTACAGCATTACCTATGAGTTTGTAGCGTTTTGTCTTTGAAATGCGCCTTATTCTGCCGTTGTAGTTGCCGTATTGTGTCCAGTTATCTGGAAAACCTTGCAAGCGTTCGCATTCTATTTCAGTGAGGCGACGTATGCCACACAGTAGGTTATTTTCTTGAAAGGCGTTGCTCGATATGGTTGGGCAAATAGTGAGGTCTGCACCTTTGTTTTTACCTCGTGGACGTTGCTTTATAATAAAATCAGAATTATTTCTTGTTAGGGCAGGTGATATTCCTCTTTCATCATATACCCTGTTTTGTTGGTAAGGTTGCCTACCATTAGACTCAGTGGAAAGATTAAGTTGTATCACTGTCATATCACTATGTAATCCTCCTGACTTTCCGCCTGCGGTTAGTGTCCCCGCTTTTTTAGGTATAATGTAAGTATCATCTGCATTCATATTGCCATTGGCTTTGATTGTGGTACTAATTTGGGCTTGTGATTGACTTTGCGTTTTTGTTGTAAAAAGGCAATCATCCTTTCGGATAGGAAATATTCCTGGGATACTTCGTCCTGCAAGATGTCCGACAAGGTAAATTCGCTCTCTATTTTGGGGTAAAAGCCAGCTTGTATTAAGCAATTGCCATTCGATTGTATAATCCCCAATGTTGGCAAACGCTTTGAGAATAGCCCAAAAGTCTGCACGAGTATTTGAGGAGAATGCTCCTTTAACATTTTCCCAGATAAAAATATTTGGTCTGATGTCAGCAATGAGGGCAATTGCTTTTTTGATAAGGCTACTTTTGTTTCCTTTAAGCCCCTCTCTTCTTCCAGCAAGGCTGAAATCTTGACAAGGCGATCCGAAAGTGATAATGTCAATTCCTGTAAAGTCTCCTCCGTGAACAGAGGTAATATCTCCGATGTATTTTGCATTTGGAAAGTTTTTTTTATAGTTTGCAATTGCACTTTTGTCTATCTCTGAAAAATAGTGTTCGGTAAATTGGTAGCCAGCTCGCTGAAAGCCGAGTGAAAAGCCCCCAATTCCGCTGAATAGGTCTATGATTTTCATTGTTTTAATAATAATCGTTTTTGAATTTCTTCTTTTTTGCGGTTAAAATCCTTGCGGATGGTATCGTAAGGTAAATCGTTTTCTTCGATGTTGTAGGACCTTAATATGTTGATGATGGTAAACTTATAAGGTATACTATAATAATAGTGGTTCATTACAGCGGTACGAAAGAGTTCTCTGCGAAAATGACTGTCCACGAACTTCACTATTAGTGCGTTCTGTTGTGGCAGAATGATAGCCCCACGCTTCTCGTAATTACTTGTATTAATAGTAAGTTGATAGGTTTGCGACAATTCTTTTTTGGGGCGGTACTGGTACTCCGATAAGTTGCTTTTGCGTTGCAACACGTTGAGGATATAGATACCTATTTCATCGCTTGCTTTTGGGGCATACGGCTCACCATAGAGCGTACGCATATACTTAATAAGGTAATTGGGTAGGTTTAAAGTGATGTTAAGCATTTCTTTCATTGTTTATGGTTATCATTTCATCGTTATAATAGTACTCAATAGCAGTGTTCTTCTCTACAAATGTTTCTAACTCATTGATGTCTTTAGGATATACCGTATATAGGTAAGCCACAAAGTCTTTCAATTTTGTAACCCCGCTAATAGAGCATAATCCTACTAAATGCTGATGCCAGTAGAGGGCAGCTATATAGGCGTTACTCTTTTTAAAATGCGTAATGATAGGCTCAATACATAGCAATGGCTTACTAATACAATATGCTTTTTTCCCGTGTGGGTCACTCTCATCATTCGTTACTCGTAATTCTTCATTTATTAAGAATTTTCCCCAACCATCATTGGCATAAGTAATAGTAGGGTTGATACAGTGATATAACGGAAAGTCGCTTTTCTGCTCAGGGAATATATCGTATAAAAATTTAAGATATTCCAACAAGTCGAGTTGAGAGCCAGCAGGCAATAGTCCGCCAACTAATGAGCCTCTGCGATAGAGCCCACTCACCACACAATTAGTTTTGTGCAGATAGGCAGAATCTACCTTTATATTCGTCAGCATTTTAAAGAAGTATTCCATTTGTTTATGGTTTAAGGGGTTATGTATTAGGTGTAATATAGATTTTATCTATAGCAAAAAAGGGCGTTTTCAGTATTTTTTTTGAAAAAAAGTAACTTTTCTCCAAAAAGGGGCATTTTTTTTTCCGACATTTCCGACAAATCCTACAAAGAGTATAAAACACTATTTTTCAGCTTATTGTACCTTGTAATAATCATCCCTTTTGAGAAATCTTGTAGGATTTTGTAGGAAAACAATAAAACTTTCCGACACTTTCCGACATTTCCGACACGCTTTCCGACACAATTTTACTACTTAATAATTTGATTTTTAAATAAATAAGTCTTTGTCGGAAATGTCGGAAAAAAAACAGGGGTTTTTAGTAAAAAATTGCGCTTTGTAAAAAAATAAAATCAATATGGCAAATCATCTTCATCTACTATTGCATCTGGAATGTTACTATTATTATAGGTAGTCTTATGTTTTCGTATACGTTGTAATTCTATTTCTGCCATTAGTTCTTCTTTTATATTTATCTTATTTAAGTCGATAAGAAAGGCACTGGTATTACAATTAATTTCCATATTGATACGAATACTCTTCGTCTCTTCTTTATAGGCTTCACACTCTTTTATAAGTTTTCTCATTTCTGCTTTTGAGGGTGCTGATTCCCTATTCTGTATAAACCATTGCCTCTGAATGATACTAAATACAGTAGTGAAATTGAATATTAGTAATCCTCCTTCCTCTCTTATATTTACATCTATCCTCAGTGTCTCTCCCTGAGTTAAGCGCATACACGATAGGAAACAATCCCAAAACTTATTGATGGGCGAATCTGTATCAAGTTTGCGACGTTGATTTTCTACTATCTTTTCAAAGTGATCTATCATATCTGCTTTTCCAAAAGGAAAGAACTGTTGCGACTCGAATATATTATATATAGTGTGCAACACGGCTAAATTGTCAATAATACGAGTAGGTACATTCTGCAATTTTTCTAACTTACCTAAAGCAATTTTATTCACGCGATAAGTGTCGAGAAAACGTTCTTCAAAAAGAGTACGCTGGTTGATAAAAGTATTAGATATGCCCGAAATACCTTTGCGAACAATATCTTTCAGTTTATCATATTCTTTTTTCTCTTCTTCACTAAATTCCCTACTCTCCATTTCTTCCCAAATGAGTCGAGAGATAAGTGCTTCAGCACTGGGATAATCATTACCTGTAAGTATAGTAGAACTGATGATAGGTACTTCATCTACGGCTACCTTGCTTTCTATAGAGCCACGTTTGTACCCACGTCTATCCCATAAACCTTTGATGATACCATCTACTTGCGGGTTTCCTCTCTTGTATTCCGATAATTGCGATATACCATTGCTAAATTGCGCAAACTCTCGTATCTGTGCTTTGATAGTAGAAGCTGCTCCCTCCAATTGTATAGCGGTTTGAGGAACTCCCATAAACGATTGTATAGCTTCGCATATATTATCTTTACCAGTTGAAGCTGGTCCAAAATAGAATAGTATAGGAAAGAATCCTGTACAACTCACGACTATGTCTTGAAATAACGAACCTATACCGAAAAGAATACCCGTAATAGCATATCCTCGATGTACTTTATATACTTGTCGAAAATAGTTGTGAATACTCATTTGAGTATCAAATGATTTGAATTTCTTTTGTGCTCCATATTTATAGATATTCTTATCATAGCTTCTATTTGCAGAAGGAATGTAATAGCTTTCGTTTTTAAGTTTAAAAAGTCCTTCTTTATTGATAAGTTCTTCACGTTCCCCTGGTATCACTATCTTATTATTCCATACCCAAAAGCCTTCAGGTTGCCAGCCTAATACATCAATTTTTCTTCCGTTACCCATACGGTCAAACAAATAGCGCAAGAGACGTTCGTGTTGTGCAGCTGTACCTGAGAATGAAAAATTACCATAAGAAGTAACCACATTCTTAAATGAAGGGAGGGTGTTTATTTTATCAGAAATCACATCGAAAATCTTCTCAGTGTTATGTACATTACATATACGTATAAGTTTCATTGGAAACTGTTCATCTTGCATGTGTTGCACTATTTCAATTGAGAAATTGGAAATCGACATAAAGTATTCCTTACCCTCTTTGCCCGCTGATGTATAGATGCGGTTTTGGTGTTGAAAAAGTCCGTATTCTATAATCTCATTCTTATATAGGTAAGGGTTTTCTACTTCGTCAGGAAAGAGATAGAAGTCGAGAGATCCGTCGCCATCGCCTACTGGTTTACTAAGGTTAGAGTTCTTTTCTCCCATATCAATAATTATCTCTGGTGTCTTGAGATATTGCTTTTCAACCTTCTCAGATTTTGAAGCTACCTTAATTTTAAACATCTCTTTCAGCTGCTCGGTATACGCCTCACGAGTTGTATTATCAGGAATACAGCCTACGAGTTTGCTACCCAATTCGGTGAGGTTTTTTTTGTCTTCAGGCAATAGCAAAGCCTTTTTGCTTTCTCCGTGCTTCTCGGTATAGCGGTCGAGCGCTGCGCGGTAGGCTTCGCCAATAAGGTGCACTATAGCATCGGTGCGCGAGGCTTTGATAAGTTCTACCGCTTCGGGACGTTGGCCTATGCTGTCAGGATCTTCTTTGGTTTCGGATTTGATTACTACCAATTCGGCAAACAAACCAGCTTGTAGTATCAGTTGTAAATCACGCTCGGCAGCCGTTTGCCCTGCACTATCGCTATCGCGAAAGATAATCACCTTGCGGCATAGTTTCTTCAGTTGTGCCAAGTGCTGTGGGGTGAGAGCCGTGCCCAAGGTAGCAACGGTATTGGCAAACCCTATCTGATGCATACGCATTACATCGGTATAGCCTTCTACCAAATACACCTCGCCCGTATTGGCAATGGTATTCCGCGCCAAATGGAAGCCATACAGCAAGTTAGATTTATCGAATAAATCAGACTCAGCACTATTGATATACTTAGGTTGCTTCTTATCGTTAGTAAGTATTCTGCCCCCAAAGCCTACACAATGCCCATACTTGTCGGCTATAGGGAAGATAATACGCCCCTTAAAGAAGTCGTAATAGTTGCCTTGGTTATTCTTGCGCAACAGTCCTAATGCTTCGCCATCGCTCACGATAGCCTGCTCTTTGAACGCCTCGTACAAGCCTGCCAAGGCATAACCAATACCAAAGTTATCCACAATCTCGTCCGTAAAATTACGGCTAAGCATATACTTCTTGGCTTCGCTCTCAGGGGGCAAACTCACGAAATTCTGACGGTATATTTCGGCTGTTTTCTTGAGTATTTGTGTAAGGCTTTGCTTTTGGGCGCGCTTTTCTTTTTGCTCGTCGGTTTCCTTTTCGTATTCTATAGGAATGTTAAGGGTTTCGCAGGCGATTTTTACCGCCTCGAGGAAATCAACTCCCTTATAGGCTTGGATAAAGTCGATAATGCTTGTACCTCCTTTGCCCGAACCGAAGTCTTTCCATATATTCTTTACGTTGGACACCTTGAAGCTGGGGGTGCGTTCGTTTTTGAAAGGCGAGCACCCCTCCGCCGTTCCATTGTTACGTATCTTATACGAAGCATCGGTATACACCCTGCCAATAGCTTGACAAAGGTCGGCTTCGTATAATTTATCTATGACTGATGATTTTATCATAATCAGTTTCTTTCTTCAAATAGTTTATTGAATTGCTCTTTTCCCATTTTTCCAATAGCTTCTGCTACATTAGAGTAGCCGAGTTTTTTAGCAAAAGAACTCTTTTGATCATATAAGTCTCCTAACAATTTCGGACTACAGTCTTTCATTGTTAAAGGTACTATGCCTGAGTCTTGCATTTGTTTAATTCCTTGAAGCTGTATCTTAGCTGAATTGATAATGGTATTAGCAACATTAGTCATCGCTTGTGCTTTTGAAGTATCGACGCGCTCCTCTTTGATGTCGTCTAAAAGTTTGAATAAGGTTTCGTTTAAGTCGTCTAAGTTCATTTTGTTTGTTGTTTAGAAATCTGTTTAATAGCTGTTTTTAACTCATTAGGATAACGGTGAATCGTATTGTTTTGCATAAGTTCTTCATTGCTCACACACACTAAATTTTCTAAACAGCAATCGAGCGTATTCCCATTTTTAAAAATAACATTATACCCTTTAGGTATTGTTCCGTGTGCTTGCTCCCATAGATAACGATGCTTAGGAATTGCTTTTCTCGCTCCAGGTATCTTTATATAGATGTAAGAAGTACCTTTTTCATTGCGAATCACCTCAGTATAATCAGTGAGAGTATTATGAGGTAAATGCCCTTTCTTAAAAAAAGTGTGTTTTACTTTCTCATAAGTTTCTTCTGACATTTTGATACCTTTGTTTTCAGGAATTTTCCCTTTTTGATATCTACTAATTAGCGATTTTTCTTTCAGTAGTTCAGTATACCCTAAGCGGTGTGCTTCTTTTCTAATTGTAACACAACTTCTATTTAATGCTTTGGCTATCCACTTTAAAGAATGATTGCGAATATGTTTGTGAATAAAAGTAACTTCTTCTTCTTTGAGAGGTTTTTTCCTTCCCTCGTTTTTGAAAAAAATACATAACTCAGCTGATATTCTAAGGTTGTTTTTGCGCATAAATCTCTGAACTGTACAAGGTGATACGTCTAATGTTTTTGCAATTCTTTTACCTGATAGTTTTAGGTAATGTTCTCGAATGAACGCAGCCTTTTCTGGGGTGATTACTGATTTCATAGGTATTTTATTCTTTTTTTAGGTTATGTCTTTTTACAAAAGAAGCTACGGTAAGTCTATGAACTTTTGTTAATCTCCCAATAGCACTATAACTAATGTTATTTTCTAAAAGTTCTATTATTTGTTCTTCTTTTCCGGTGAGCTTAGTTTTAGCAGATTTATGCCCCTTGGGACGCCCTAATACTACTCCCTCAGCCTTTTTGCGTGCTAAAGCTTCTTTGGTTCGTTGAGATATAAGTTGTCTTTCTATTTCAGCTGATAGACCAAAAGCAAAAGCAAGTACTTTACTACTAATATCATTACCAAGTCGGTAATTATCTTTGATAGTCCAAACCTGTACTTCACGGTTCATACATTCATTAAGTATAGACATAATCATCAGTAGATTTCGTCCTAATCGAGATAATTCCGAACAAATAATAATATCATTTTTGACCATATTTTTTAGTAGATTACCCAATTTTCGGTTTTCTACCTTTGTCATTCCTGAAATAGTTTCTTCTACCCATACATCAATTTTTATTTTTTGTTTTTTGCAGAAGTTATTTATCTCATAACGTTGATTTTCGACTGTTTGCTTATCAGAACTCACACGTATATATCCGTATACCATAGTTATTGTATTTCTAATTGTACTACAAAGCCGAGTTTCATTAAGTTCTTGGCTTGTGTAGTGTTCATTACTTCTTCATTATAGGCATAAATAGTGTGTTTGTGCGGTTCTACTCTATACCCTTTGCATTTAAGGCGGTAAGTATTATTGTATATCTTCCGCTTTTCAGATGACACCTTATAGGTAGTCTTTACTTTAGCAGTAGCACTTATCGGAGCTACCTCGAAGAGGAGGTGAGGAGGGTGTTTTTGTTTTTGAACTC